AACCTAAATACTTTATACTCTTTTCTCTATTTATTTTTCTTCTATTGAATGATCTACAAGTCCAGCACACATTATTCTTATTCCATTTAAAATTTTTACCACATTGTGGGCAATTCTTTTTTGTGTTCTCGTCTCTTTGTGGAAGATGTAATTTTCTGGTATTTCTTTGTCCAAATGGAGAACATTCCAAGCAATACTTTCGTTTATTTAGAATCTTGATTGATCCATTTATTTTTACTCTATTTGGAAATTCTCGTTGACATTTACAACATTTTTTCATAAAAACTCCTTGTGTATAATGTAGTCTACTTTATTATACACTAAAGAAGTTTATTCTCTACTTTTAGACTAGCCCGGATCAGATTCGAACTGATACTTTCGACATTTTAAGTGTCGTGCCTGCTGCCAATTGGGCTACCGAGCCTCGTATATCTCAATTATACTCTATCAATCGTCAAGTGTCAAGCGTTTTCTTTAGAAAAACAAGAGTAGCAAATCAATTATTTTCCATAACCCAAGAGGAAGTAGTATAAGCCAACTGTAAAAAATACCCAACATAATATTTACTGCAAGATTGCCGCGATCTTCTTTTAAGCTTCTAAATAACATCCACATAATTTATCTTTATGCCTCCATTCTTAATAGATATATAGGAACATGGATGGTCTGTCCAACAGCCACTATTATAATAGCTAGTTGAGCCAGAAACGTCATTAGTTGCTAAATGAGTATGACCACAAATAACAATATCACATTTCTTTGTAGAGCAATAAAATTTAGCTCTTTCACAGACTTGTTGTGAGCATCTTAAAAATGTTTTGCTGCTACGTTTAGCTAGACTTGAGTAGTAAAATCCAGCATATACCTGTATGTAACGATAAAGATAATCAGCAAGTTTTGTTAGTCTTGGATATTTCGAAATCACATTATCAAATATATCACCATGTAGAATAAGTATTTTATCTTCTCCACTGGTAAAACTGTACTCATTCATAAATTCAACGCCGATTAAATGACTAACCATATCAGCTGGACCATCATGATTGCCGCTAATCCATATAGTCTTGATGGTATCTGATAATTTTCGAATACAAGATAATATCTTCCAATGATCTTTCTTGAGTTTGCGAAAGTCCCAACTATCGAATAAATCACCATTGATGATTAATTTTTCGGTATTGATTTCGCCAGACTCTATTTTCTCTAGAAAAGATATTAGTGTTTTAGCTTGACAAACATTGCTACCTAAATGTATATCGCTAATTATAATTGCATCATTCATTTTGATGGAGAAAAATTCGATTTGTCTAGCAGTTGTTTACATTTGCTGCACTTTTTCATTAAATATCACGTTCTTCACCGTGCAATACCTTGAAGGTAGGGAATCGTAAACTGATTGTTCCTTGTTGATTTTTTGTTTCTTCGAAGTATTGAACCGTGATAGTCTTTCCAAGAATAAGATTAGGATTCTTGAAAAAGGCTTGACGTTCCTCTATGGTGAAACCGCTCCCTACATCTACATTGTAGCCTTTATGAGAGATTGTCACATTGGAAAGCATAGTTTCTTCTACTTCTTGTCCGTCTTTGACATATCTGAATGGACCCATTTTTGTATCAATAACAGTATACTCATCGTCAAAAAAACTTTTAAACTTTAGTAGGTCTTTGGATCGCTTACCTTTATACGGCTCATCTGCACGAAGCATCAGACCTTCCCATCCATCATTTTTTGCCGTAACAGACCATTCAGCAAAATGTTTGTCATCCTTAATTAGTTCTTGATACAGAACAGTAAGGCATGGACACTCGTTCTTTTTCATAACCTCGTTAAGATTAGCAAAACGGACAGAATATGGCTTATTACTCTCTCCCTTCTTACTATAAAATTCATCATGGGAGATCATATCAAAAATCTTAAAAGACGGATTGGGAATAGTATGATCCTTCTTCTTGAGTTGTTTCATCACTCCTTGGAAATCCTCATTACCATCATCATCAACCAGACAAAGTTCACCATCAAATACTACTTTATTAATCCCCAAAGCCTTAATAGCATCGCGGATAACACCAAGAGTTTCAAAACTTTTTCCTGTACGGGAATAGAAGGTAGTATTACCACTAGAATCGACAAGAGCAATACATCTAGCACCATCAATTTTTCTGCTAACATACCAACCATCATTCCAATCTATAAGTTTAGGCTCGTATTTATCTGCTAGAGCAACGCTAAACTCTGGAATATGGTCAGGAATAGCCTTGTTGATAATCTTATCACCAGCACGGGTTTTCAAATCCTTGTCAATAATACAATGGATAAGTTCCTCATATTCAGAATAGTGTTCAATAAAACTATTAACAGCAGATATAGCATCATGCCCGGTAATCTGTCTGCTTTTAAGAGCATCAAGAAGATCAAAGAAGTTTTTATATTCATTCTTTCTGGCTACAAGATGATTCTTCTTCTTGAGATTGTCGCTAGTGACATTGTATTGCCACAACGGATGATAGGTATACAACAGAATATTCTTCGTAAAACTAGCAGCGGCACTACTATGACTACAATAGTCCTCAATAATGCCCTGCTTATCAATAGTGCTACTTGTGGCACGAAGATCACGAACCATACCCCAAACGTAATTAAAATCATGTACCATGTTTATATTGCTCTTGATGCTCTAAAAATTTATTATCTGTCATATCGTTGTATATGGCAGTTGCCAGTTTGCTGACGCTCTTACTTATACCAGACCGCGATGGATTGTCAAGTCTAGACCAGACATATCCATCCTCGGTCTTTTTTGCGGTATAATTATGGTCTGATGCCCAAGATTTAATTTCTTTCCACAGCATTAAATCCACTCTTCTGGTGAATTCTTCAGATGTGAATAATTAAAAGCATCATCTGTTGATGTGTTGTATTGATCAAGTTTAAATGCTTGGACAAATACATCAAAAAGTTTTTCGATCTTAACCTTAGTTAATACAGCAAGACCATCAATAGCATTAACGGTTTCATCCTTGGTAAAATCGCCCTCTAGGATACCAAATGAGATATCATTGAGAGAATCAACAATAGAATGCAAGTTTGTTATACGATCTTCTAAATCAAAACGGTCCATATAAATTCTCCTAGTTATAGAGTCGTGAGTATTCGCCTTGTATATCGCTTATAAAGTCTGTGTTCCCAGTATCGTCGGGTCCAGTAATATATTCTTTCGGAATATCCTTATAGACCGCACGTTGTTTTGCTTCATCCCAATCAAGCTTACCATATCTATTCCAGTAAAGATATTTGTATCCTTGATAACTTTTAGTTTCATTCAAGAGTTTTTCTATCATGATACAAAGTTTTTGCTTTGTAGATTGAGGAATTCTTGATTGAAGCATATCATTAATACTAAGCTTAAGATGATTTAAAAAATCAATCGATACTTGCTTCCTTTGTTTCTGTTTCATCGGCGTCTTCCTTGTCATTAATGGACAAATATGTGACCCAGTTTGTTTCACTAACTTCTTCTGCTTCATCATTACTACATGATAACTCAGTAATATCTACTTCATGCTCATCACCTGTCTCAAAATCATACAGGTTTATAGTTCCATCAAGAAAACTCTTATTTTCTCTAGCACGTTTATTTATGAAATTTTTCAGTTCTCGCCAAGTCATTAGGTTCTCCTTGTGTGTGTGACTCATTATAGTGTATCGCCATGATGGCGTCAAGAGGTTGAGTCATTTTTTTCTGTAGCCTCTTGCAGAATAAGTCTAGCAGCTTTGTGTGCATACCTATTAGGATCAGCCAAACCGCTATCAATTCTATTTTTAGATGTTACATAAAATCCACGATCATCTTTACAAACAACTTCATTATCCTGTAGATTGACGGTATTATCTTCAAAAAGATACTTAGAATGATCAACGATCATATCTGATGTTGATCCAAAATGTGTTTTGGTTGTGACAACTGTTCCAGTTTGGTGCGTTGGTAGTTTATAGTGCTTTTTTGCCATCATTTCTCCTTTGTTTCAAAAATCATGCAATTTTCTTCATCATTCCAGCAGGCTTCTAATTGATCGTTAGATGCCATTTTACAAAGCTGTATTCCTAATACCCAATTATTAACTTCTTGAAATACCTTCTTCAATATCAAAGTATTGATCATCAATTGATTTTGTTGCGGTATACAATATTGTTGTAAAATACTACGAATTTCTTTTGGTTTAATATAATCTTTGAGTTCATTTAATGGTATACTCATGTGCTTGGCAACATCTTTACCTATATGCTTGCTCATTTTATTAATATCTTTAATTGCTATCAGCGGATCATCAAACATAATTCCTCCAATTTACGGATTAGCTAAAAGCAGATTGGTATATTCTGCAATAGCATTATCTTTCATCTTAAGCTCAAAGTCAAGATCAAACTCAAGATTGTATGTATTTATTGATTTGTATGCATAATCAGAATGCGCCCTTGGATTATTACCGGGACGGCTTTCGCTATAGTGGAACAATGGCGTATAGTCGCCCCACGTTGCGTGGCAAGCCCGTATAGCCTCTTCCTCTGTTAGACCGTCTGGATGGCAGGCATGGTGCAAATAGTCGAACGTGATGGGTATGTTAGTGGCTGGATGGAATATTTTAGTTAGTTCTTTGACACTCCAACAGTTTAGTTTATCGTCGTTTTCGATAACCAATCGGCTACGACAATTGGAATCAAGAAGATTAAAATTGTGAGTAAATCTAGATATAATAGACTCATAATCGCCCGTCTTGTTATGTACGTGTAAATTCATGGGTGATCGATAGTCTGTTGGGCATCCTATACGATCCATGAAAGATGAATAAAAATTAAGCTCTGTAATTGTTTTGTCTACTGCTTGCTGGTTTATAGAAGCAAGAACATTAAATTCACTGGGATGACATGATATACGCACCCTAGTGTTTTTGATAGTATTTTCTAGAATGTCAAAACTGTCTTGTATGTCATCATAATTTGGTAAATCTTCTAGGCTTATATTAGCTTCATCATATGTAATAAGCGGGAAAAGATCACTACTGATACGATAACAATAGTCATTATTAGCACAATGTTCAATAATGCTATTGGTAGCATAAATGTTGTTAAGTATTCGGTCGCCTAAAATAGATAGTGCTTCTTCCCTAGGCAAGCTAGAGAATCGCTTATAAGTCATTGTCTGAAACTTGACAGGTTCATCAAGTTCTTGCAACTGCAACGATATGCAACAAAGTCCGTATCTCATGAGAGTAGTATATTATACCTCCGTACTGCTGTCAAGGGCATATTTTTCGTAAATTCTGTTGATTTTTTGGATTAGTTTTTTGGGGCAGTTTTCTAATATAAATTCATCATCATTGTCTGTGATATATGCTTGAAGTTCATCATACAGAACCCCCTCAGTATATCCCATATCTAATATGTACTTGCTGATCTTCTTGATCTGGCCCTTATTCTCATCAAAAACTTTATGGATTGCTTTATAGTATTTGTCAGAATGGTAATACAAAGCATGACTAAGTTCATGTCTTATAATGCTATCGTCATTTGCCCCTATAATATAAAACCGCCCAGTTCTATATTTAAGAATATCTAACAGTTCTTGCTCTTGATCTGTTAGAGGATCAAACAAACCATTATTAAATGGAGTCAATATATAACTAGGGATATTAAAGCCCGTCCAATCTATATGGTAGGTTGCGGCACCATATTCCTTTGAATACCAGTGAAGGTATTGACCCCTTGTGAATATCTTATTACGAAATTCTAAATTGGGGCTTTCATAGTGTTCTTGGAACCTCATAAAAGTTTGTCCAAGTTCTGCCTGAGAATTGGCAGATATTAAAACACTATTGAATTTATATGATTTAGCTTTAAGCATACTAGCCGACGCTCCTCTACAGGATTATACATCGGCTAGATCGTTTGTCAACCTTGAGGTAAATTTTTCTTCCAACTGAACAAACTATTTAGCCATGCTTTTCTTTTGGTGCAATTACATTCTTTTAAACTGAACCATTCTATGAATCTTTCTTGACTAATCCCACATGAGGCTAAAGTAGTGTCTATTACTTCTTTTAAATTTGATACATTATTGGTTATATAACTATTAGGAGTCACGCCTAGCTTCTCTAATTCCCCTATAACATTCTCTATTTCTCTTCTTATATCGCTCATTTTTTCTCCCTTTTGTGGATTTTTCTCCCATTTAATATCCGTAATCGGGTTTTTCTGTGGGTTGTTTACCACTGTTGCACACATATTTATACACCCAAAATAGGGTCAAATCGGGGAGTTACACGGTCATAGACAGGTGAAGAAAAGACCTATAAACACAATACATACTACATATACAGTATAGTAATATATAAGAGAACATATACAAAGGATCATGGATGATTAAAATTGATTTACAACGTGGATAATTCACATAATTAAATAATATTGGAGATAGTAGCTTTCATGCGTAGAGTGTGATGGTACTATAGGAGTATGGAGTATAGGTAGAGTAGGTATATGAAAAGACCCCAGAGACTACAGGAGAATCTGGGGCCAAATCTAATTAGAAATATATTATGGATTATGCATCCATGTTCTTTAGAGCATAGTCTATGGTGGATAGGTACTGATCTAGTTGTCTTGGTGTGAGTTCCTTACCATTAGCAGCCAGAGCGTGTCTATAGGCTAACCGTTCGCGGCGGTCCATTCCTAAAAGTGACTTAAGCTCTTTTAGTTGAGTTTTATCTTTTAGTCTAATGACTTGCTTTAGTGTCTTATATGCTTCAGTATCATTGTAATTTTCTTCATACAATGCACTCATATAAGTAAAGAAATCCTGCTTATTTACCATGTTTATAACTCCTTGTATTTTCACGCGATTTGGGGCTAATATTTAAAAATAAGGTCCAGTTATCATTAAATTTCAGTCCAAAATGGATGAAATTATGCAACAGGTCTTAGTGGCATATTTACCTTAAGAATCTTGTGCGGAGAGCGATACATGTTTGGTATAGTTTCAGAAGCCATCTCTGGCCCCATATAAATATACCCGAACCCACCATCAGAACTATAAACAATCAAGCCATTAGTGTCCCTATGTTGTATAGTATATAATCCAGCATCACTAAGATACTGTTTTTCTCCTATAGAGTTAACATAGTAGTTACCAGATCGCCCAACCACTTTGATCTTATCGCCAATAGCAAGGTCTTGCCAATCTATATCTTCATACTTCTTTGGCTTACGTTGCTTCTTAATCTTAGTGGGCTTTTTGTTTTTAGCACTCTCAAATTCAGTATTACAATGTTTACAAGTGTGTGATCGTGCGCCATTGATACCATTACAACTCTTACAAAGTTTCTGACCACGCTTCAGTTGCATTATCCACCTTATTTCTAATTATTGGCTGAAGAAACTATATTAACAGTACCAACGAACGGTTCAAGCTTAGATATAGTGGACAGATCATTAGTAGTCCCTATACTAGCTAGACCATCAGAGTGTACTACCACACCAACATTCTCTTTATCTGTTACCATCCATACTATTTGTTTATCTTCTGAATTCTTCCATTGAACTAACTTGGATTTTTCTAACTGCATTTTTAGCTCCTTACACTGACTATGAGTATCTGGGCGATGTTAATGTTTTAGGTGAGACAGAGCTACAGTATACATCGGCCTTCACACTTTGTCAACTTGAAAAAAAGAAATCTCACTGACTACCAGCATTGTGGCGATCTTTAATTATTAGGTGATACAAACGATATGTCACCAGTGGCTTTATTAAAGTGTACAAAGTAACTCTTACTAATGTACCTACCTTCTATATCATCCACGAATTTCTTACTATATATGTTAACCCGCCAGCGGTCATCATACACATTAATACTTTTGCACATTAAATAATCACTTGGCTTCTCTGTATGATTAAAGATAACATCACACGGAGTCATTCCATAATCCTCAATTTTCTTTGTGGGAAATCCCTCAACATTTTTTGCCATATAATTCTCCATAATGAAATCTCACTGACTGTATTGCAATAACTTGATCTCGACGCTTCGCGTGAGACAATCCGCAGCTTTTGTAGTTTATCTATGTTCCCCATCTTAACATATGAGGAAAAGTAATCCTACAACATCTCCATTATACCATATCGACATACTGAACACAAGGTCTTGAGAACAAACGACTTACGTTCATTATTTTTAAACTTGACGTAACCCCTTGAAAATAAAAGACTTATAGATTGTCGGGCGGGCCGCGTTCGCCCTAAACCCTTATCGGGTAAGGACTTAGAACGAATCGCGGTTTTCCCAACGCTACAACGCTTCCCAAGCCTTTTTCACTTCTAGCATTGCCTTTTGAATCTTGCGATGCACACGGGTATCTTTATTTACTTTCTCAACGTCTTCAATGAGGGGTGGTTCATAATCACAAGTACGAAACCCAGCATTCTCCTCCAGAAAATCCATATCAACTTCGCCCAAAAGTTCATGAAGTTCGTCAGGGTCTTTTGCCTCTACTACAAACTCTGCGACTTTTGCTTCTACGTAGTTCATTGTTACTTTATACTTTGGCATATATTCTCCTATGTAGTGAGAGCAGGCTGGCGGGATAACTTATAAATCATTCCCGCCAACCTAACCCTCCCACTAACTAAGCGGTGAGACTGAACACCTTCTCGTAATCCTTATCGGTAAAGGTATCAGCACGACGCAGGATCGTAGCCCAGCGGTCTGCGGACGTTTGCAGCAGACTGCCAGCGATCTCATCGAACTTTACCCAAGTCTTATTATCAAACTCCTGACCCGCACGGGTTAGACCGTTGATAATACCGAACAGGTTACGATGCCCAGCCTCATATTCACCATACTGCGAAAGGAACTCCGTAGCCTCACGCTTCGACAGTTTATAATCTGAAGCAACCGACGCGATGATACCCTTCACGCTAGCCTTGCCAGTTTCCATAGCACGGGTGGCGAGGAAAGCCTTGATACCCGGAGCAAGCAGAGGAATCTGATGCTGGATATTCTCAGCGATTTCCAACTTGAGTTTATCAAGGTCGATATTACCACGGTGAACCCGACGAATCTTCTCACCAGCAGTCTGACCCCAGATGCAACCGTTCATGCAAATCGCACGAAACAGGCTAGGCGTCTGACTAATCCGGCGAGTACCAATCTCGCAGTTACCAACACTAATCATACCACCGTAATCACTATCGTCCGAACCGTAGTCCATGATAGTATCGGGGATAAGGATATTACCATAGATAGTATCCTCATCGCCACGCCAGTGGCTGAAACGTCCACCCGGAACAAACTCCGAGAGGCTTTCCAGATACCAGCGGTTATCAACCGGAGCATACTGCTCAGTCACGAACGCACGGCAAGTACCATCCGTATAGGTACGGAGTCGGAACTTCTTATCGGCATCAATACGTCGCAACGCATTGTTACCAACGATAGCCATCGTGTTAGCGTCATGAGAATCGAAACCCTCAATGTTACGCATCTCACGCAGGAACGAAGACGAAGTAACACCCGAACGAACGCTAAACTGTTCCATAGCGTGATCGGTAGGGCGGAACTTGCGACCGTCGTTCAACTTGAAAAAGAAATCGTCATTTTCCGAAACGCAGATGATAGCCTTAGTCTCGACAAGAATATCCTCGCGGTTCTCAATCGCAACCTGACAAGATTCCATGACCTGTTCGTAGGTCTTGGTCTTTGCCCACCAATCCTTATGAACGTGCGTACCCTTCTGGAAACCAGTACCGGTAGCACCTTGAAGGGTGCGAACAAAATCACCTTGCGAAACATCGGACTGAATCTGCAACTTTTCGTAACTCATCATCATTCTCCTAGTAGTGGGTTATCAACTTCTCGTATTATACATCGGCTATTCGTCGTTGTCAAGTCCAGAAAAAAGATTGTCGAAACACTGACCGCAAGTATTAGAAATAAGCAACTCGCGTTCGCCAACGGTCAAATAGTGCAGGATTTTCTCAATCGGGCCAGAGCCACTAAGCCAATCCACCATATCCTCATCGTTTACAATCACGGTGAACACTTGTCTACACTTCCAGCATTGTGCATCAAGCAAAAGTGAACGATTATCAGTAGCAGCAACCATAATTTCTCCCTTTTCAATCATCATACCCTATATATCGGACATGTCAAGGGGTGAGCATTAGTTTTTTTCTTTTGCTCTAAGTTGTTGTGGCATAAGGACTTACGACAAGCGGGGCGGGCCGCGTCGGTCCTAAACCCTTATGGGGCAACGACTTAGCACTCCTCAGTCTCTACATATGTTTTACCAGTAGCAGTTTCGTATACTTCAGAAATCACCCACGATTCCATATGCACAGTATTTTCATCGGGATACTGTGGGAGTAAAATTCCACACTTTTTAATAGCGTCCTCAATAGAGTTACAGTCTCGCATAACAGCATTGATAGTAACATAGTGGTACATATTAGGCTTTCTGGTAATAGTTATCGAACACTTGTTGCCACGTTGGGAACTCATAGAACGGATCGCCCTCATTCACACACGATCCCGTTTTGTCATTGTAAACATCGTAGAAACTAACGTTCCTATTATCCATATCAGTCCAAGAATCGTAACACGCATACACACTAAACTCAGCATCGTCCATAACATAGATGGCAACCCTTTCATTTACATCATTCATCTTCTGGACTCCTTGTGCTACGAACATCGTACTCTCTTACGTCCACAATATTTTCTTCTGTCAACTCACCCCATAAGTCAGGGTTTTCATATAATACATTATTAAGTGCGTCTGCTATATCTGCTCTGGTCTTTACCTCTGGCATATCCTCCAGACAAAGGTACATAATGATTTTGACTTCTTTGACTTGCATGTTATACCACCTAAAGTGTTGGGGGAATATTGGTTACTTTAGAATCAAACTATTCCTATTTATTATCAGTCTTGATACAACATACTCCAAACGATAATCATAATCATGATTTCTATCAAGAAGCCTCCGTATTGTCCTCTTGCCAATGCAACTTCCTGTGACAGTTAGAACACAAGACGATGCACTTGTCAAGTTCTTTTTTTATAGTTTGTATACCATAGTTATGTTTATTCTGACCAATATTAAATAACTTATCTTCTTTATTTTTGTGATGAAAGTCTAGAGTTGCTGGATGAGTTTCTCCACAAACTGAACACCCATCTTTCTTTCTATCATATTTTAGATTAGATATTATATCTTTAGTCTTTTTTTGATTCTCTTTTGCTTTTTTTACATAATACTGCTTATTGTTCTTATAATGTTCCTTAAGATACTTATTTTGACACTCTTTACACTTGTAGTTTAGTCCATCTTTTTTCTGAGGATTCTTAGCAAAAGATTCCAAAGGTTTTTCTATATTACAAGTGGTGCATACTTTTGTTTTCATAAAGCCCTCCTAGTAGTATATACACGAAAGGCTTTTATAAGATCAAAATATGACAATAGGGCGTGAAAGAATCGAACTTTCTTGATTACCTTATAAGAGTAACATCTTAGACCATTAGATGAACGCCCCGTGATGCGGGTGATGCACAGATTGTACCATGCACCACCCGCAACGTCAAGGGAGATCAACGATAGCAGGACGCTTCGACCATCTTAGCAAACAGCAGGGTTCGCACGGTATTATCCATAGCACGAACCACGGCATACTTACCGTTAGGACCAGTACCAACACGCTCAACGCGACCAGTATGGAACTTCAGAATGTTCCGATTACCATGAAGCGGGTACTTGCAACGAACATGGCGATCCTTCTTCAGACTAGCAAAGTTATTCATAATCATCTCCCTTAGTTACAAAACATCTTCTCAACATCGGCAAGGGTATACACAACCCTCTGACCATTAGCAACAAACGTCACACCATCAGCCTTGATACTAACAACCTTACCGTACTTAGTATCGTCATTCAATCCAAGAATCTTCATCTTAGTTCCTCATTTTTATCGAACGTTACCACCAACTATCATACATCACAGTGAGTCCGCTGTCAAGAGCCTCTCTTGCTTTACGAACAAACTCCAAATCCTGTTCCTTATAATGATCGTCGCTATCGCTACCAAAGAAAAACCCTGTGGTGCTAGGCATTTCATTATTAGTAATAGACTGTTCCAGACTGTCCAAATCCTCATGGGTAAGTTCCACGGGAATACAGTTGAAATCACCCAACGTGTTATTCTCGTTACGATCACCGGGGCGACCTTTACTTTCCCACAGATTTTCCATCCAACCTTGAAGATTAGGATGCTTACGCCAGTAGGCAAGTTCTTCCTTCTCTCCGTTGTTGTCGATACAATATGCGAACTGATCAAGACCCATTGTAATATCTCCGTGTTAGTGGTGAACAACCGACAACCTATACTGGTCTAACGTCCAGTAGCGTTTTTGACTTCCACCGCTTATAAGGTTATCGGTATTCTACCGTATGGACTTTAGAAAATCAAGCCGTGCCAACAGCAACTTCGGCCTCGACCTTCGTGGCCTTGGGAGCCTTGGGAACCTTGACCTTGGCCGGTTCCTTGATGCCAGCAACCCTTGCCCGCCAAACCTTGAAACCCTGCTCCTTGAGAGTTTCGCTCTTGAAGGGGTGAACAGCGGCGATATTGCCGATGCCATCAACAGCCGCCAGAAGCGTACCACGAACAGCGTCAGGCTCAATACCAACCGGCGAATTAGTCACAATATCAACCACAAATGTAAACTTTTGCATAGTAATCATCTCCATTTTCAAGTTAGTGTTATCAACCCGTTACTCTAACCATTATACATCTATTATCGGCACTGTCAAGCGGATTCTTGAAAAAATTTTTTATTGGTCATAAGTCGTTGTGGCGTAAGGACTTACGGCGA